CCTTGGGGGCTCCCGCACTGAAACAACATACAATACAGAAATGGAGATTACGTCTATGGCGATCAAGACTTGGACCAACCCCGTGGTACATTCGTACCTCGTAAGGGCGGCCGAAGTCTTGCCTTGGACTAGTGGAAGTTATGGATGGGAAACCGATGGTGGCTCTATGGTCACCTACAATCATTTTCCGCTAAACACGGAAATTGATGACGGTGGTCCTTGGCTTATGACGAGAAGTCATATGTCGAGGTCCCATACTAAGGTCAGTACCAATAAATGGAACGGACCTATTTCCATTGCAGGTCCTCGCTACGGTTGGCCAGGGACTGAGATTGCTCTTAGTCCTCACCCTTCCGATGCGGAGATGCGTTCCAGTGGCACAACAGCTGTTGCTCGTTGTGCTCCGAACGCACCGTTTTACTCGCTTCCCACCGCTTTAGGTGAGTTGCAAGCAGACGGACTGCCAGCGATCATTGGATCCTCACTCTTCAAAAAGAGAGTCAAAACCGCCCAAAAGGCTGGTGGAGAATATCTTAATGTTGAGTTTGGTTGGAAACCATTGGTTTCTGACTTACGGAAGTTTGCTACTGCCGTAAATACATCCGCAGAGATTTGGGAACAGTACCGAAAAGGTTCTGCTCACAAAACTCGACGATCGTACCATTTTCCTAGTGTCTATACCCAAAGGATTGCAAATGGGGAATTTCTCCCCTATCCTTCGGCTTGGACACATGGATTCTTCACGGGAACCGGCGTGCAATATAGCACGACGAATCTATGGTATAAAGGGGCGTTTAAATACTTCGTCCCTGAACCCGTAGACTTTGCATCCAAAATGTCTTATTGGCAATCGCAAGCCGCTAAGATACTCGGTGTTAGGCTTACGCCTGACACCGTTTGGAACATTTCTCCGTGGAGCTGGGCCATCGACTGGTTTACTAACACCGGTGATTTATTCACTAATGTTAGTAATCTAGGCCAAGATGGTTTGGTGAGTCAATACGGGTATGTTATGGCCTCGCAAGAGGTCACTACCAGTGTTGGAGGTTGGTGTAACTACACCAAGCTGGGCGGCGGCATGGCCGACGCCCCGGTATCCGCTAACTTCATGAGCTATCAAGCTCGTAAGAAGCGTGTCCCGCAGCTCTCACCGTATGGTTTCGGTACTACTATCGGTCAGTTAACTGATCGCCAGTACGCTATCTGTATTGCTCTCGGGCTTAGCCTGGCGTAATGCAGATGATTGCTGGTTCAGCCAACTAGGCTGGATTTACCAACCAAGATGGGGTACTTGCTATTGCTTTATGCTTTAGCAGGTTAATGAACCATCCCCTTAAAGGAGAATTTGCCGTGGCTTTTGCCGATCCGCAGTCAGTGACCATTAACGCGGTCGCTAACTCACTCCCGAGGGTTTCCTCGGGAGTCAACACTGGAGTCTTCCAGAAGGACGACTCCCTGGTTAAGCTTTCGGTTTCCCACCAGGTGGGAAATCGGACGCGGCGCCAGATCCGACTCGATCACTCCAAGATTGCTGCTGACCCCTTTCTTTCTGGGGTCAACAGTCGGTACTCTATGAGTGCCTATCTTGTGATCGATATCCCTGCGACGGGTTATACCATCGCAGAACAGAAGCAGATCGTAGATGGCCTCACGGCCTACCTCACTGCTTCGACGGGCGCCAAGGTCACCCAGCTTCTGGGTGGCGAGAACTGATTTGGGTGCACTATGTGCGCTCAAGATGAATCATCGAAAGATGAATCATCGGAAGTGGGTCCTTTATTGGACTCACTACCCTATCACACTCTTTTGTGTGAAATCCTCAGTTCTGCTCTCGGCGTTACATGTTGTGCCAGGATTCTCATAGGCGTTCTGCTTATGGGAGATCTTAGCAGTGAAGCCCTAGCTCGTTTTATCGATGAACTAGGACTTTAGCGGATCCATCACGGCTCTGGATACACCACTCAAATTTGAATTGAGGATGTATGAAAAGCCTAGATGTTCTCTGGAGAGTGACAGCTAATGAATTAGCTGTCATATGTCGCACCAGTGCTGCCAAGGACTATAAAACGGTCCTTGGTCGAATCGAACATGAGGGATTGTCTTTTCTGACAATCACTCTTCCCTCTTTTGGAAAAGACTTCGAAAGAAGTCTCGACCAAGAGTTTGTAGATTCCAGTGCCTTCGTTGGATTCCATCGTAGGCAAGGGCCCCTTCCGGTTTTTCTGGGAGGTTTCCTGAATCAGGTGTTCGATTCATTAACTGGGCGGTTACTCCCGTACCCAAATATAGATTGCATCTTAGCTATTCGTCAGCTAACAACGATGTTTGCTAAGATCCTGATTCCTTGCTCGGAAGAGCGGGAAAAAGGCGCTATACGTAAGTACATGGAGTGTGAACAGGAAATCA